TTAATTCTGTTGGCCCTGTGTTTACCGAATACACCGACGATGATGGCAACGTGCAAACAGTTGACGCTCAGACAACGGCTTATCGCGCTCGTGTCGATGCAGACACCGCCGCAAGCGCAAGGTCTACAAGAACATCGCTTCTTGCTGAATGTGATTGGACACAACTATCCGACACTGCATTAACCACGGAAAAGAAGGCTGAGTGGGCTACATACCGTCAAGCACTTCGTAACTTGCCAAGCGCCTCTGGTTGGCCTCATACTCACACGCTTCCAGAGAAGCCTGAATAATGCCAAAAGATACAGTAAAAGAAACGGCACTCGCCACGGTAGACCTTAACATTCAGCTTCCAAGCGCGAAGCCTGAGTATAAATCTATGCTGGCTAACATTGCCGACAAGGCTCCTGCAATCGCGCAGGCGTCTAGTAACTTCTACAAGTCGCACTCTCAAATGATGAGCGTAACGCTAGATGTTACTGCAATCACGCCTATTCGTTCTGTGAAGCATACGCTTGCTGAGATCGAGAAAACCAAGTCAGCTTTGCAGGAAGGCTACTTCCGTATGAAGAAGGAAGAAGTCAAGCTCAAAAAGCTGGAGCGCAAGCTAGAGAATGAGGCTGACGATCTTGAGCGCGAAATGCTTGAGATAAAGATTAACGAGAAAGAGGCTAACGCTGCAAGCTCACGCGGCTACGTTGAGGCCGCTGTTCGCAAGCTAAACTTCTTCACCAATCAGTATGACAACCTGATGAAGAAGATCGGCAAGGATGAGCTTACTGAGGCTGACTATGAGCTTGAGGAAATTAAGTACCACATCATGACCTGCATGAAACAGGCGCTCAACTCTGCCCGTCCACGCAATGGCGTGATCGACGAAGGCAACATGATCTATCTGTTTGATCTTGGGATCAACGCAGCACAGGCACAGCTTGAAGTTATGTCTTATCTTAACTGGGAGAACGAACTTATCAAGGAAGGCAAAGCGCCAGAGCATCACCACACGGTTCAGTGGTTAGAGGCTTGCGCTGATAAGTGGGCACATTGTCCAAGCGCCTTTGCAGAAAGCCGTGGTTTTGCTATACTGGACGAAACATCTTTAACGAATACCCCACAGCTAGAGGACAATTCAGATGGCTCATAAAGTTGTAAAGTATCGGCTTGAAGCGAATGGCACCATTCCAACTTGGCTAAAGTTTGGCGTTCCGCAATCAACGGGCGGCATGTATGCGGTTGCAGATAGTGGCACTGCATCACCGCAAGATTGGATTATGGTTGGCATTTCAGCGGATGGTGCAGACACTTCTGGTGCGATTGAGGAAGTCACATCTAAAGCAAACTTGCAAACGTATCTGGCAGCGCAAGCATCAGCAAATAGCTGGACAGATCCAGACCCCGATGATCCTGATGCAACTGTTGCCTTTGACGCGGCTGCACATGCTCAACGTGTTTGGGATGATCTTGACGCCCTGAACGCATAAGTTCAATTGAACTAATTGAGGAACTGACATGCCCCTCCAAAAATTACAGTTCCAACCGGGAATTAACAAAGAAACAACGTCCTATGCAAATGAGGGCGGTTGGTTTGATTGCGACAAGGTAAGATTTAGGCAGGGGTTCCCAGAAAAAATTGGCGGTTGGGAGAAGATAGGAAACAATTCTTTCTTGGGTACGTGCCGCGCTTTGCATCCTTGGAGGACGTTAAATTTAGATCTATTCTTAGGGTTGGGTACTAGCTCTAAATACTATATTGAATCAGGTCAGGGTTACTATGACATCACCCCTTTAAGAGTTACTACAGCGGCAGGTGATGTTACCTTTGCTAGGGTGAGTGTGGGAGACGCAACTCTTACAGTGGCAGACCCTAGTCATGGTGCAGTAGCTGGAGACTTTGTAACCTTTAGTGGTGCCGTTAGTCTAGGTGCAGACATTACCGCTGATATACTTAATCAAGAGTATCAAATCGACAACATTGTGGACTCCAATAGCTACACGATTAAAGCCCGTGCAGTCGCAACGGTTGATTCCATAACTGTTAATGGTGTGTATACACCTACCCTTATTACAGCCGCATCTGGAGATAGCGGCAATGGCGGTAGCTCTGTCGTAGCCGCTTATCAAGTAAGTATCGGGCTTAACTCCGCGGTATTTGGCACAGGCTGGGGCGCAGGAACTTGGGGAAGACTTACATGGGGTAGCGCGGCGGCGATTACATTAACAGACGTTTTGCGTATCTGGACCCATGATAACTTTGGCGAAGATTTAATTATAAACGTCAAAGATGGTGATATATATTTATGGGATGCGTCAGAGACACAGGCTCTTTCTACAAGGGCTACGTCTTTAGCAACGAGGGCAGCGGCGGCTGGATTTACAGGCGCACCCACAGTGGCAACCAAGGTAATTGTATCTGATGTTGATAGGCACGTTATAGTGTTTGGCGCAGATCCGTTTACAGACATTGGCACACAAGACCCCTTGCTTATAAGGTTTTCTGACCAAGAGAACGCTATTGATTGGACACCCACAGCCACCAACACGGCGGGTGATCTTACCTTGGGGTCAGGATCGAAGATAGAAACCGCCGTAGAAACACGGCAGCAAATTCTGGTATTCACAGATATATCTCTCTACTCTATGCAGTTCATTGGGCCACCCTTTACCTTTGGGGTGAATATGATTTCAGAGAACATTACAATACGCGGCCCTCTGGCGGCGGTAGCTGTAGATGATGCTGTATACTGGATGGGCAAGAATGAGTTCTACGTCTATAACGGCGGAGTGCAGAAACTTCCATGTACGGTGCGTGACTTTGTGTTTTCTGACTTTAACGAAAACCAAGCTGGGAAATGCTTTGCTTCTCTTAATTCTGCATTTTCTGAGGTGTGGTGGCACTACCCTTCCGCTCAGTCGGAAGAGATAGACAGGTATGTTGTCTATAACTATGTGCAGAACATATGGTATATAGGCAGTTTGAATAGAACGGCGTGGATAGATCGCGGTGTGTTTAATTTACCTATTGCTGCAAGCACAGATTACTACCTATACAACCATGAGACAGGTGCAGATGATGGAAGCACTTCTCCTGCACAGGCAGTTACGGCTTTCATAGAGTCCAGTCAATTTGATATAGGCGAGGGAGAGCGGTTCAGTTTTGTTCGCAGGGTTATACCTGACCTTACGTTCAGAAACTCTACGGCAGCGGCACCTGTGGTAAACTTTACTTTGCAATCTAGGAACTTTCCCGGTGGAGCTTACACTAATACAGACGTTTCTGCGGTAACACGGTCTGCCATTGTTCCTGTGGAACAGTTTACACAAGATGCACATATAAGACTTAGAGGTAGGTCTATGTCTTTAAAGCTGGACTCATCTGCAACAGGAGTGGCGTGGAGACTTGGCGCACCAAGGATAGAGATTAGAACGGATGGTCGCAGGTAATGTCAAGAAACCTGTCCATACCGTACTTTCCAAATGCTCCACAGAACTACAGCCAGCAGTATGCTTCTGAAATTACTAGAGCGTTTTCTCTGTATGCACAGCAAATTCAGAATGCTGGAGAGGGAAGAAATACATTTAGCGTGTTTACAAACTTACAGACAGATGATTCTGGTTTAGAGACTGGGGCTATCTTTAATCATGGTGGATATGTTAAGGTTGCAGAAATAAATACGCCTCATCTGCGTGGATCAGCCGGTACTGGGCAAGTCGGAACAGTTTCAATTACCATTTCATAGGTGCTATATGAGTGACACAATTATTAAAATGGATGACGGTGGCAGGTTCTACCCTTCTTCATCAACGGACAGTGTGCAGTGCAATAACTGTGATAATATCGTGGATACACCAGCGGAAATAGCTTCGTATCCAGACGGTAATTGCCCAGACTGCGGAAAAGCTTGGACAGACGCCAAGCAACATACAAGCATTACGGTATCCATGCCGCAAGCTGCAAGCGGAGGGACGGGATAATGGCTATACCAAATTATGGCCCACCTAGTACAAGTTCTACATTTGGAACTAGAGTTAAAGGTGATTTAAATCAACTTGGAAGATTTATTAAAAATGCGCCTCGCAATATAGTTCGTGATGTTAAAATGGGTGCTGGATTTATGAAGCCAGACGAGGGCTATGAAGCACGTACACAACAATCATATGAAAAGCTGCAAGAGAGAACAGGTATTGGTCGCGGAGCAACTAGTATTGGTAGTGGCGCGGAGCTTACAGATGCCATACGCGCTGCTGGAATAGACCGTAAAGCATTCGGGACAATGAGTGACGCTGATAAGCGTGATGCTATGAAGTATAACCCAAGGCTAAGGGATGCTTTCTCTAGGCATAATAGTTCAAGCGGCTTTGATTTTGATGGCAGCGGTAGCGGTAGCGGTAGCGGTAGCGGCGGTGATGACATAACCTCTCCAGCAGACATGTATGCAGAAAATAAAAGACGTTATGATGAGTACATGGCGAACAAGGCTGAGGCTGATAGAAAATCCCAAGAAATGGATCAAGCCCGTAGATTTTATGAAATGCGGAACATGGGTGCTGGACGTGCGCCGCCTCAGATGCAGGGGATTGGTGGGTTTAGAAACCCTTATATGCCTCGACCAATGCCTCAGAACCAAGCAACCAGCCCTGCATTTAGATATGCTGCACAAAATTACGGTCGCTTGGGCGGGCAGCAGCGCATGTATGACCGCCCTATGGAGATGATGAGCCAGAGGGAGAGGCAGGGTGTTAGAGATGTTCGTGACCGTGGGGGTAGATTTTATAAGCAACCAATGCCTCAACCAATCCCTCTGTATGGGCCGGGGCCTCAATATTCTCAACAGCCTCAATATTCTCAACAGCAAGGTATAGCTCAACTTCTACAGAATGCTTTAGCTAATAAAGGCGGTGGAAGAACAGCACCACAGCCGCAGATGCCAAGATACCAAACAATGACATATCAGGGCGGTCAAGGCGGGCTTCCAAGTATAGGCGGTAACAGAGGATTTAGTAGAACAATGCCACAGGATCTTGGAATGAGAGGATTTGGTGGAGATCCAAGATTTAAAAGGATGATGTAATATGTCAGCTAAAAAACTTGAAGATCAAAGCAAGTATGATGCGTATGACATGGATGATGATGGGGTCGTGTCTGATGCAGAGATGACAAGAGCAAAAGAGATCCGTGAAACTGAAGATGCGCTTAGAAAACATTTGGCGCAATTACGCATGGCGCGGTGGACATTAGTGGGTATGGGGGCATTCACGGCTGCTATGTTTGCAATGCCCGTAGATCGTATAGAGGCGTTGAGCGATATATCTAATTTGTTTTACATCTCTGGCGCTGGAATTGTTGGAGCTTATATGGGAACTACAGCTTGGATGAGTAGGAAATGAGCATTTTTACAGCCGCACTAGGGCCGATAGCCGATTTAGCTGGATCATGGTTACAAGGCAAAGCCGCTAAGAACGCTGCCTCTGCGGAGTTGAAGCTCACAGAGGCCAAGGCGAAAGCGCAGATACTTTTGTCAAAAGAGACAAGCGTTGCCGATTGGGAACGCATCATGGCAGAGGGAGCTAAGTCAAGCTGGAAAGACGAATGGTTCGTAATTGTCCTGTCTATTCCCTTGATTTTAGCGTTTATCCCCGGTGCAGAAGGGTGGGTTGACCGTGGATTCGAGCAGCTTTCCAAAGCGCCCGACTGGTATTTTTACAGTTTAGGTATTGCCATAAGCGCAAGTTTCGGTGTGCGTGGGGCACAGGCATTCTTTAAGAGGAAATAAAATGACTTATAAACTAGGTAAAGGTAGCTTGGCAAAACTTGAGGGCGTAGACGAGCGCATGGTTGCTGTTGTCAAACACGCTATCACGGCGACGAAACAAGACTTTTCAGTTATCTGCGGGATGCGAACCTTCGATGAGCAGCGAGAGTTGGTTGCTAAGGGTGCCAGTCAAACGATGAAGAGTAAACATTTGGACGGTATTGCTGTTGATCTTATGGCCTATTGCTCAGGCGATAGATGGGAGTTGAACCTCTACGATGAGATAGCTGATGCAATGGCAGAAGG